TTACATACACAGGTCTTAAAGAAAGTTACATAGGTACTTTACAAGAGTATGGTATTCCAAGAAATACATCAGTAGATTTACTAACAGATAGATTCACAGGTCTTATTGAAGGCGAAGTATCTGCTAGAGAATTTGCACAAAGAATTGATGCTACATTCCAAGGTATACAAGAAAACATACCAGAAGTACAGACTTATTACCGAGAGAACTTTGGTTTAGACTTAACACCTGAAGCTATATTCATTGGTGCTTTAGACCCAACAGTAGGCGAGGAAATAGTTGCAGGTAGAATAACTACAGCACAAATAGGTGGAGAGGCAGCAAGAGCAGGATTTACTATTACAAGTGATTTTGCACAGAGATTACAAAGAGCTGGTATATCACAAGCACAAGCTAGACAGTTGTTTACATCTGCTGAAACAGAGATACCAAGATTACAAGAATTACAAACTAGAGGTGGAGTGCAAGTACCAGATCAAATATCATTAGAAGATTTTACAGAAGCAGCTGTATTTCAAAGTCCTGAAGAATTAGAAGAAATACGAAGATTGGAACGAGAAGAAGAATCTAGGTTTGCACCTGTAGGTGGTGCTGCTAGAACAGGTCGTAGAGTTACAGGATTAACTGAACTTTAATACTTGTATATCCCACATATAGTGGTACTATATATAGTATCGCATAGCAACAGTCTGCGAACAAATTGACATTGCACCACCAGTTTATCTCTGGCGTATAAACTGCGTATTACAAATCGCCTAGTATCGGTACAGCTAGAAGTGGCTGACAATTCTCATTTGTACTTTAATTATAATTTGTCGCCTATCGCATTATGTACCCCAGGATAATGTAGTTAGTAGAAACTGGGAGAGGAGAAAAAATGGAAAACGATATGGATAACACAGTGGAAAACACACAAGATGGTAACAATGCTATCAAGGCAATGCGTGAACGCATTAAAGAACTTGAAAGTGTAGAGAAAGAATATAAGTCTGTACAGATGGGTAATGCCATTAAAGATGCAGGTTTTGACCCTAACTCTGGACAAGGTAAAGCATTAAAAGACTTGTATAAAGGCGAGATGGATTCTGATTCTATTAAGCAGTTTGCTTCTGAAAACTATGGTTGGGGTGCAAGTCCTGATCAAGTGACAGAACAAGAGGCTCAAAGATCTAGAGTAATAACAAGCCAAGATAGTTTAGACACAGTAATTGAAGCATCAGTACCAGTAGAACCTGTAGGCATTGATGACCAAATAAGTCAGGCACAGTCTGATGGTGATTGGCAAACAAGTTCTAATCTCAAAGCAGATAAATTAAAAAACCTATTAAAAAAATAAAAAAGTAAAGGAGATTTAAAATGGGTGCAGTATCAGGATTGGGAGATTCATACGATCTTCCGAATTATGTGGGTGAGTTATTTAATATAACTCCAAACGATACACCTTTCCTTTCTGCAATCGGTGGAATGACTGGAGGTAAATCAGTTACCTCTAAGCAGTTCACTTGGCAAACAGTTGATAACGCATCAGCAGCTCAAACAGTAGTTGTTGAAGGTGCAGATGCAACTTTCGCAGAAAGAACCAGATCTGAAGTAACAAACGTTACTCAAATTATGCAATATGGTGTAAACGTATCATATACAAAACAAGCAGCAACAGGAAACCTTGCTGGTCAATCTATAATTGGCAACCAACCAGTTCAAGATGAATTGGCTTTCCAATTAGATATGGCTATGAAAAGAGCAGCTAGAGATATAGAGTTCTCTTTCCTAAGAGGTACATATGTTGCAGACACAAATATAACAACAGCTAGAAAAACAAGAGGTATGTTATCAGCTATTTCTACTAACGAAGTAGCAGGTGGTAACGCTGCCCTTGACCAAGCTAAAGTCAATGCTTTGATGAAAGAAATGGCAGATGCAGGAGCTCCGTTTGAGATGCCTGTAATCTTTGCTAACGCTTTCCAAAAGCAAAAACTATCTTCAATTTATTCAAGTGCTTTAGCACTTGCACCAAGAGATAGAAACTATGGTGGTGTTAATATCAACACTATAGAAACTGACTTTGGTGAAGTAGGTATTGTCTATAGCAGACACTTACCAGCTGAGGATTTAATTTGTGCTGATCTTGCTTTTTGTAAGCCTGTATTCTTAGACATTCCTGGAAAAGGACACTTTTTCGCAGAACCACTTGCACAAACTGGTTCAGCTTATAAGTTCCAAATCTATGGAGAGGTCGGATTAGAATATGGTCCAGAGCAATTCCACGGCAAAATTACATCACTAGCTACTTCCTAATACGAAGTAAGATAGTATATTTATTAGAGGGAGATAAATACTTCTCCCTCTAGTAATATGGAGATATATGGCAGCAGTAAGCACACTTGTAGATAGAATATATAGAGATTTTTTAAATAAACCAGATGACTTATCTGCGTTTTCTCGTTTAGATGGAGGTATCAATAGTTCAGTTACTTCATTGACTTATGAGTCAGGATTATTTTCATCTGAAGAAGAAAACTTATTAGGTAATGGAGCATTAGTTGAAGTAGGACAAGAGCTTATGCTTGTTACAGCAGCTAATACTTCTACTAGAACATTAACTGTATCAAGAGGCTATGCAGGTACAGATGCAGCAACACACGCTGATAAAACTAATATTTTTATTAATCCAACTTTTCCTCGTAAGTCTGTATATGATGCAGTATCTGACAACATATCAAGGTTATACCCAAGTTTATACAATGTGACAACAACAAATGTTACATCCAATACTACATATCAAGAAGTTCCTGCATCAACTGTAGAAGTACTTACATCTTATGTACAAAATGCTACAGGTGATAAGTACACATCTGCTGGAATACAGTTACTTAGAGATTTTCCACCATCAAGCACAAACACAGCAGTACAGTTTTTTAATACTTCAAATGGTAAAACAGTACATTTAGTTGTTAAAAGAAAATTTGTTAGACCAACAGATGAAACATCAGATATAGAAACTGTATGTTTAGTTGCTCCAGAATATGAACAGATAGTTATGGTTGGTGCTGTTGCAGACATCATAGGTGCTACAGACATAGATGCTTCAACACAAGAATTTATTACAGAAAAACTTGCTGCTGAAAGTTATCCAGTAGGATCAGGAGAAAGACTTAGAAATGCACTACTTAGGCTTAGGTCACTGTTGATAGATGAAGCAAGAGGGAACTTGCGTTCTCTATATCCTGCTCCTGTATCAATAATGAACATAAACTATAGTGCATAATGGCAGTATTACCATCACCTGCTAATACAAACGCACCTGAAGCACAAGGTTTTGAAGCTAACCTAGATGATTTATTTCTTAGATTTGCTGTAGGTCCTGGTAGGCAGATGAATATAAACACTGCTCCACTACAGGCACAAGCTATACAAACATCAGAAACTCCAGAGGATTTCCAACAGGAGTTTGGTCAGATATTTTCAAGAACAGACTTTGCAGGTGGATCAGGATTAGATAAAGCTCATAAAAGAAATGCAGGAGAAAATGATTTTCAAAGGTATTGGGATAGTAAGGGTGTTGATGTATTTAGTGGTAAAGCTGTAGGACAAGAATATAACATATCTTTGTTACACGATACAGATGAAGTACAGACAACAACTGGCACTAATTTATATATGCAAGAACTCGGTGGAGAAATATTTTATGCTGATGGAGCTGTACTCAAAAAAGTAGCAACACCTTTAACTGGTTCTGTAGCTGATGATGGTACACCTAGTGCTGGTAACAACATTACAGGTATGGCTGTACTTGGAACTAAGTTATATCTAGTTGCTAATGGAGATATTTATGTAAGAAATAGTGCAGGTAGTTATGCAACTCACAATACACACAAGACATTTGATAAGTTGTGGTCTATGAAAGGTAGATTGGTTGCTAGTGCTACTAATGGAGAGTTACACGAAGTAGCAGGAACTTCTAGTCCACCAACAATGAAAGCATTACCTAGTGGTAGCTCCTGGACAGATGTTACAGATGGTGGTGCAGTAGTGTTAGCTTGTGCAGATGATGGTTATATATATTCTTTTGCAGATGAATCATCAACACTAACACTTAAAGGACAGACATTTGTAGAGGGTGAAGTACCTAATGCAATAGATGCAGCACAAGGTTTTATATTTTATGGTACATATCAGAACACAGCTAGTGGAAAGATCGGCAGACTATACAGAGCAGAGATAACAAATGCTAATAGTTTGTATGTACTTGTAAATGCACAGTTAATAAAACAATGGGGTGATGGATCAACAACACTTAATCAAGCTCCTTACAGAATTATAAGTACAAGAGATAGTATTTTTGTAGGAATAATTGATAGTGCAAGTAAGACAAATCTGTGGCGATATTATCTACCAACAGGTGGTATAGCTAGAGATTTGGAGTTTGCAGAAAGTGGCATAGTAGAAGGTATAGCAGTTTTTTCTGACAGAATATTTGCAACAATATCAGGTGGTGGATTATATAGAGAAAGTACAGATTATGTAACTACAGGTTATGTTATTACACCACTTGCAGACTTTTATACATCAGAGAAAAAACAATGGGTAGGTGCAAAAGTAAATACCAACGTTGTCACATCTGGTTCTGTTAAATTATTTACATCTACTATTGCAGTAGATATAAATAATGCAGATGCTGCTACTTGGTCAGAACAGGTATCTATATTTTCTGGTACAGGTGGAGAAGAAGAGGTTATGAAATTAATTGATGGTAGGTGGATTGCAGGAAAGATAGAGATAAATACAGATGATGTAACACAGACACCAAGTGTATTATCTTTCGCTATTAGAGGTTTTCAATTAGTTAATGACTTGGTAGTAGATATGCCTATAAATATATCAGATCAGATAGAAAGACCATTTAGAAAATCATTACGAGTACAAGGACAAGGAGATTTAGTCTATCAAGCTCTGCGTAATAGAGAAGGTAAGAATGTGCAATTAGAGATATTTAGACCAGATACTTTATTAAGAGGTATAATAGAAAATGTTAGTAGTCCTATAGAAGAAATTAGTCCTAGAGGCTCTGTAACAATGTATTGTTTGGTAAGATTTAGAGGTAGCAAAGTAGTACAAACCTCAACATCTGGAGTAGGATTAGGAATAGAACTATTAGGAGTAGGTAGATTAGGATAAAATGACAGCACAAGAAACTAACTTATTAAATGCGTTTGAAACAACTTTAACAGGTACTATTGGTGCATCAGATTTAACAATAACAGTGAACTCTGTTGTAGATTCAGCCTCTAATACACTTACAGCTCCTTGTTATCTAGTATTAAATCCAGATAGTGCAACAAGTAGAGAGGTTGTACAAGTTACTTCTATTAATGTTGGTACAAAAACACTTACATTAGACAACATAAACAAAAGATATTTAAAAGGATCAGCAGCAACTTCAGGATTATCACACGCTTCAGGTTCTGTTGTAAGAATGGCACCACTACAGCAACACATAGAAGATTTAAACGACAGAGTAGATACAATAATTAACGAAGCTGGAACAGCTGTTAATACATCTTTATTTTTAGATGAAGATAATATGGCTTCTAACTCTGCTACGAAAGGTGTAACACAGCAATCAGTCAAAGCGTATGTAGATACACAACTTACAGCAGAAAACTTAGATATATCTGCTGATAGTGGTAGCAATATTGCTATTGATTTGGATTCAGAAGTATTAGATTTAGAAGGTGGCACAGGTATAGATACCACCACAGGAACAAACAAAGTTACCTTTGCAATAGATAGCACAGTAGCAACTCTTAGTGGTTCACAAGCATTAACTAACAAAACTATAGATGTAGATAGCAACACAGTATCTAACATAGAAGTAGATAACTTAAAGTCTGGTGTTTTAGATACAGACTTATCATCTACTGCTGGTACAGATACTACATTACCATCTGCAAAAGCAGTTAAAACTTATGTTGATGCACAGGTAACTGCACAGGATTTAGATTTAATATCTGATTCAGGAACAATAGACATTGATTTAGATTCAGATTCATTAACAGTAACAGGTGGAGAAGGTATTGACACATCTGCTACAGGCACAACACTTACTATTGCAGGAGAGGATGCAACAACTTCTAACAAAGGTATTGCAAGTTTCTCATCAGATAACTTTGCAGTTTCTTCAGGTGCAGTAACTATTAAAGCTGGTGGTGTAGATTTAGCAGCAGAAGTAACAGGAACATTACCTGTAGCTAATGGTGGTACAGGTGCTACTTCACTAACAGATGGTGGTGTATTGTTAGGTTCTGGTACAGGTGCTGTAACAGCTACATCAGTATTAACAAATGGACAACTTCTTATTGGAGATGGTACAGGTGATCCAACAGTAGGAACATTAACAGCAGGAACAAATGTGTCTATTACAAATGGTGCAGGTTCTATTACTATCGCAGCTACCGATACTAATACAACTTACACAGCAGGAGATGGTCTTGATTTATCAGGAACAACATTTAGTACAGACTTAAAATCTAATGGTGGTCTTGTCATAGAATCTACAGAACTAGCAGTAGATTTAGGTGCTAGTTCTATCACAGGTTCTCTTGATGCTGCAAAAATTGCTGATGGTTCTGTAAGTGATGCAGAGTTTCAAAGACTAGATGGTGTTACTTCCGACATACAAACACAGTTAGATGGTAAACAAGCATCAGGTTCTTACATAACTGCAAGTAGTACAGATACTCTTACTAATAAAACATTCAATGTTGAGGGTACAGGTAACTCTATATCTAACATTGATGTTGCAGATTTGAAATCTGGTGTCCTTGATACAGACCTATCAAGTGTTAGTGGTAGTGATGATACACTAGCATCTGCAAAAGCAATTAAAACTTATGTAGATAGTAGTTCATCAGGTCTTACAGGATATGACGCTTGGTATGTGACAGCTAATGTTACATCCTCTGGAGATATAACTGCAAACTTATCAAGACAATCTGGAACTTTAGTAACAAAAATTGGTACAGGTATGACTGAAAGTTCTGGTGTATTCACTTTTCCAAGCACAGGTATATGGAAAGTTAGTGTAAAAATGCAATCAGTTAATATTGCAGGAGATACTGTTCTCTGTTACATAGTGGCTTCAGACGATAATTTTAGTAGTGATTCCAATGTTGGTGCTGCTGTATTTGGCAACAACTCCTCTACTAGTGCTACAGGTGGAACAGGCTATGGAGAAGTTTTATTAGATATTGAAGATGTGAGTACAGATAAAGTTAAATTTGAAGCTGTAAGTATTAGTTCTGGTAGCTATATAACAGGTGGAACTTATCCTGATGCTTCAGCATTTACTTTTGTAAGAATGGGAGATACATAATGATTAGTTTACAAGATGCTTTGCTACATTTTAATAAAGATAAATCACAATGGTATGGGTGGAAAGATTTAGAAGATGGCGAAGTATATTCTAATATAAAACTTCTTGATGAAACAGCTACTATGCCAACAGAAGAAGAAATCAATGCAAAGATTGCAGAGTTACAAGTTGCAGAAAATAGAAAAAATGAATATCCATCAATACCAGATCAGCTTGATGAAATCTACCATAGTGGAATAGATGCCTGGAAAGCTACTATCAAAGCAACAAAAGATAAGTACCCTAAACCTTAATAAAAATCTATATGATAAAATTCATAGTATGGATTATTTAATAGGATTTCTTTTAGGTTATTTTTTAAAAGAAGCTCTCGGATTTATTAAAAGAATAAGCGAATACGATTGGGATAATCGTGCATCATATAAAGAAGATTGGGATTGGATAACCCACGAGGATCTTCCATAATGACAAACTCTAATCAAGATTTTACACAGAAGGAGTTATTAAAATTGGTCATTGATAGATTAGACAGACTAGAAGAAAAACTAGATAATAAATTGGACAAAGCAGAGTTTTATAAAGTATTAGGATTAGTTGCCACAGTTATTTTAATTGTTGGTAGCCTAAGTATGTAGGGATATATGAAAGCAACAGTAAATTTAAGTCAAATATTACAAGGTGGTTTAGCTGCTCTTGTTGGTTGGTTGTTTAAAACAGTCAATGATTTACAACAAGAAGTTACTGCACTACAAGTAGAAATAATAAATGCAAATGCAAAAGTTAGTGATGTATTAAACATCATACAAGGTATTGATTCAGAGATTACAGAGATAATCTGGAAAATTGGTGGATAATGATTTGTGGTTTATGTACAGGAATGTGTAACACTTGCCCAATAAAAACACTAAGATAAGTGTATGAAATTACAAGTAGTCAGGACACAATATGGTAAGGATGCAACTAATGGGATGTTGTTTATTGATGGTAAGTTTGAGTGTTATACTTTAGAGGATCAGTACCAAGCAGTCAAAGTAATGCACGAAACCTGCATACCAGAAGGTACATACAAACTTAAACTTAGAACAGTTGGTGGATTCAATACTCGTTACACCAAGAAATATCCTACCTTTCACCGAGGTATGTTGTGGTTACAAGATGTACCAGGCTTTGAATACATACTTATCCATCAAGGGAACACAGATGAACACACATCAGGTTGCCTTATTGTAGGAGATACACAACAAGACTTAGATGTAAACTTTAATGGTATGGTTGGCAGTAGTGCTAACGCTTACAAGAAACTCTATCCTAAAGTATCTGGTGCAATACTTAAAGGTGATGATGTCACCATAGAATATACAAAGATAAACCTTAGTGGTGAAGATAACAAAGCTAAAGACCATATGATACTAGCTGATAGTGTATATGAAAAACTTCAAGAGATAAATGGAAATGTTATCAAAACAAATGCAATGCTAAAAGGTAGACTTATTACATAATGTTTGAACGATTCAAAAGAAAAAGAAACGAGGATGGTACATTCAAAATGGATGTTAGGTGGACACCTTGGAACGAAGCCTGGAGTTATAAAATGAATGAAGAACTAAAAGATATGTTAGAGAGAGCTGTATGGACTTTCATAGAAGCCTTTCTCGGTGCATTAGTGATCAGCCCAATGGTAGGAATAGAGGCATCAGCCCTTGAAATTGCTGCTATATCTGGTGGTGGTGCTGCTTTATCTGTCATCAAGACATTCGCAAAGAAAAAAATAAGCTAAAACTGTCATAAAATCTGACTATACTAAGCCTTAACAGAAAGGCTGCGTATGAAGAAAGATAAAAAAGACTTAGGTAATAACTATTTTAA